CCATATTTCATACAGCAATCCAAACTTTTTACCATATTAAAAAAACAACCATGAAAATAGCAAATCTTAATGCGGGGTGGCGCAGGGGAAGCGTGTTGGGCCCATAACCCAAAGGTCGGAGGATCGAAACCTCCTCCCGCAAAACTTCTTATAAATAGAAGAACAATATAAATATAAATATAAATATAAATATAAAAATCAAAACAAAATAGTTTCTACCAGCAATTAAAATTTGGCCTATAACCCGTTTGTCAGGGGATCGAAACCCCTCATCAGCTTATGCTGATGTAGCTCAGAGGAAGAGTAACGTTAAAAATGAAACTAGCAACCAACAAATTTAAATATTTTGTTATCAAAATATTTAATACAATTTGTATTAAAATCAATAAAAAATGTTTTCTATCAGCAATTAAATTTTCGACTTATAAACGAAGAGGACAGGGGATCGAAACCCCTCATCGGGTCACACTGATGTAGCTCAGAGGAAGAGCGCTTAAATGAAAACAGCAAAACCAAATTGAAACTCGCGTATATTAATGGTTAGATTTCTATCCTTATAAGTTAGCTATCCCAGTTCAATCCTGGGCGTGAGTAACCATAAATTAAATATTTTATCTAATGTAAAATATTTAAATACTTTTATTATATTTCCATATAAATCCACCAGCAGTTTTACCTTTGCCAGAACAGACGCTTCCTATTTTACTTAAACATGCACAAGTTGATTTAGCAGCATCAGTAATACTATCGTATGATTTAATAAAATTATTATCTAAATCGTATTGATCTACCTTTTTTTTCGAAGCTTCTCTACAATGATTATGATTTCTAATAATATCGGTTCTACCTTTTAACGCATCTGAAATTTTCTTTTTAGTTTCTGCTGTAATAGGTTTTCCCAATTGTGGATGAGGTTTAGCACCAATCATTCTATTTTTTTCTTTAATGTTTCTGATATTTTCTTTTTAGTTTCTTCATTATGTCGTCCTGAATTACCACCCTCTCTCAAATTATATCCATTTGGAACTATAGAATTAAATTCAGCCATATAATAAATTTCTAATTTATCGAGATCTGTATCATGGCAACAACAAATCATTTCAAAGATAAAATTATCAATGCCGTATTTTTCAAATGCTCGTTTTAAATAGAGACACGTACTACTTTTTTTCGATGTTGTCTCCAACGATCCTCCAAGGTTTGAATAGTTTGTCCAATATAAATCATACCATTTTCCTTATTAGCAATCTTATAAATAAATCCCATTGTATAACTAACAATATGCAAACATTTTTATATCCTTTTTAAATTACAATATACGATTAAATATGATAATATATATATTATCCAAAAACAACTTAAAGAGATATCCGTATATAATATGTTAGAGTAAAAGCTCGAAACCATTAGTTCCTTATAGCAATCAACCAAACCCTTTACTATAAAAGAAAACCCAAAAGGAACTAGCAACTCATTTATGCTCCCGTAGCTCAGTTGGTTTAGAGCGATTTGCTGTTTAGTGTAAAACTCGGTATAACAAATAGGTCGCAGGTTCGAATCCTGTCGGGAGCGAAACCATATTTTATGTCATTTTATAATGACATAAAATTAGAATACTATTATTTCAATATATTACAAATCTACTTAAAGATAACAGCCAATATAATACCAGAGTATACAGAATGACCAATAAATACGAAAATGTTGTAGAAGAATTTAATAAAAGAAATTGTAAATTATTAAATACAAATGAAGAGTATATTGAAATTTTAAAATCATTAAAAAATACAACATATAAATTAAATTATATCGCATCATGTGGTCACGAACATATAGTATTTTATAATGTATTCAAATCTCGTGGAACAGGAATAATATGTCCCAGTTGTAAAAATAAAGAAACAGGAGCTAATACAAAGGCAAAAATACAAAACAATAAAATATCTAAAATATACACTACTGAACAAGAAGGCACATTTACAAAAAATATATGTGAAATGGTATGCAATGATTTTGAAATAATTAAAGCATTTGATGGTTGCAATATAGATTTAATTTTTAAACCTAAAAATATTACAGAAGATAAATGGGTAGGTATCCAAGTAAAAACAATGGGTATACGACATTTGACATATAGTTTTCATTTACATAAAACATATATAAACTGTTTACTTTTATTTTATTGTTGTGAAGATGAAAGTATGTGGTTAATACCGGAAAATACTATTTTGGATCAAACCAAAGTTAGTATTGGTTATAATAAATCAAAATACAATATTTATAAAATAAATAAAGAAAGTATATTTGAAAAATTAAATGAATATTATCAGACAACAAGTAAATTTACATTTGAAGAATTAGATACACCTATTAATATTTATCAACAGCGAGAAAAAGAATTTAGAAAATTTCGCGAAGAAAAGGTGGATTATATTAAATTTGAATATGAAAATATGGAAGCAACTGTATATGATTTTAAAATAGGAATTTTTAAAATTCAAGAAAAGGTAACAAAAATTAGTGATAAAGAAAATAGATATATTTTTTGTATGTGTAAAAATAATGGAACTATCAATGGAAAACATAATCAAATACAGTATGATATAGGTGATAATGATTTTTATTGGTTAAATTGTGAAAATAAACAAATATTTTTTGTAATTCCGGAAAAAGTGTTAATAGATAAAAAACTTATTGGAAATAATAATATGAAAAACTCGATATTTTTAAAAGTTACAGTTAAAAATCCTCTTCATAAAAGTGTTTCATGGTTGCAACCTTATATGTTTAATTATGAAAATATCGATAAAGAAAGATTATTAAATACATTACATCTTTAAATTGTATTTTGGTCAACAATATAACCAGCACTCTCTTTTAATGCAACTGAGTTAACTAATGGTTTTGTGATTTCGAATATAATAATTTCATCTGTTATCACACAAGTCGATTTTAATACATTTTCAATTTCTTGAATTGCTCTAGTAACAGCATTTAAAACATACATATCTATACTAAATGGAGACAATGTAATAATATCTCCGGTATCAAATTGATTTTTTGGAAATCCCCATTCAACCTGTTTCCAAACAATAGGAATGTTATTGTAACTAGTGTTAGCGTTTAAGAAATGTTCTTTTACTATTTTTTCGATATTCTTATTTCTTTTTTTGCCATTTTTGACAATACTTTAATAGATAATACATGCGAGTAATTCATTTAATAATTATAATAGAAAATATTATAATTATATATTTATTTCAATTTTATTGAAAGAATTTCACACACTCCCAAATCTTCGCCGACTCATCCAAAGTGAAAGCGCCTCGCTTCTGAGCCAAATTCAAAAAAGTGACGATAAGTTGCAGCGCCTCATTCTGATTGGCAACAGGCACATCGACAAGGCGAGTTTTAGCGGGTTGACCATTAGAGCCAAGCAATTCGGTGGTAGAAGCGGATTCCATGTTATATATATTAATACAACTCAATGTTTAAATGCTTTTTTCTTAAATACCTTTTTCTTAAATGCTTTAATAAAATGGTTCCTTGTTCCCTTAAAAAATTGAAAATTTCTTTAAGTCCTTTTACAATATATTATAATCATAAAGTTAAAGATAACCGCATATATAATATATTAAACAAACCCAATAAAATGTCTCAGCCAATCGAACAATCAGTAGAACAATCAAATCTTAATAATTTAAGAGCACCGTGTCGCGCATCCGAACCAATTATTAATTTAGCAATATTAAATTTTCATAATAACAGCGTCCCTGTTCCGGACTGCTTGATACCTCATGACAATTTGGAGAGCTCATTCGGCATAGCAAATATTCAAATGAGAGACGAAATCCCGATTATACCCGCAATCCATCTTAGCTTCACCATCGACCGTTCAGGGTCCATGTCGTTTTTGTGCGCGGATGGTCGGACGAAAATGGAGCATATTATCCATACCCTAGAAAACATGATACGAATTTTCCACCAAAAAACAGATACTAAAATTTCCATCAGAGTTCACTCATTTGATGGAGCCATTTATGTCGATGTAGCAACTATTGAAGACCTAGGTAAAAAGAGCCAGACCGAGTTAGAAGCAATTATTCACAGAGTTCGGCAAATATCGCCAGGCGGAGCAACAAACATTGAAAAAGCACTAATCGCGTCAAACAAGCATCTAGACGATTATATCGAGAAACATCCTTCCATCCGAGTCGTTCAGCTTTTATTGACAGATGGCGAAATATCAGAGGGAAGCACTGACAATACATATTTAAAGTCACTGGTAAGTAAAAAATATCCCAACATTTTCATGGGCTACGGGCTAGATCACGACGCGCTTCTGTTAAAATGCCTGGCATCAGACGGCCAGCATAACGAATATCGGTTTGTCGACAATTTAGAAAAAGCCGGACTTGTTTATGGCGAAGTAATTCATCAACTTCTTTATCCCGCACTGGAAGAGGTGAGTCTTTTCGCGGAAGGCTGCGAGCTATACAATTACGCGACAAATACATGGAGCTCAAAACTAGAAGTCGGCAATTTGGTTTCAGAACAACATAAAATCTTCCACATCAGAGCAACGACACCAGATAAGGCGCAAATCGCGATTTATGGTAGAACAATCCACGCGACTAGATATAAAGAAGTATTGTCAAACACAATCGAATTTCAAACACATGCTCTGCCGGTCAATGTAAGTATAGGAACAAAATGCGACCTAACAAATTATTTATTCAGACAACATACTCAGGAATATTTGTTTAAAACCAATAAACTTCTAGAAAGTCAATACGAGATGAGTAAGACACCATTGAACCCACTGGCTAAATATAGCATGTATTATCAGTCGCAACCGGAGTCATCGAAAAAGGACGAAGCTGTCCAGCAAATTAGAAAAGAAAAGGAGAGCCTGAAGCAACAAATGAAAGACTTCTTCAAATCTATGTTGGACTATATTACCTCTAAAAATTTGAATGAGGATATGTTCTTTAAGACATTGTGCGACGACATGTATATTGCGCTAAAATCATTTGACACGCAGCATGGAATGATGTACGCGGCCGCGCGGCAAACATCTCAGGGACGACAGCAAACATATTCGAGCATCCCCGAGCCAGATAACACTCCTATTGACCAATTCGATGATTTGCTTACGATTCGGCCACCCTGTTTAACTAGAGGGGTTTCTATGATGTCAAGACAAACAACATTTCAAGGTCCAAATTCATATTTTCCGAATCCAACGCCACCGCTTGCGCCAGCGCCAGCGCCAGCGCCAGAACCAGAGCCAGATTTAGATTTAAATTATACACTAAGTCAGAAACAAACATCCGCCTATTCAAGTCTAGGAGTTCTAAAGATGATGCGAGAAGTGTCCTACAGACCACCTGACTCTGAAACTGGATTGTCGATTGATTTACCGAGCGATACAGATTTGCCATTTCCTTAAATTGCCCATATTAAATTGCCCATATTAAATTGCCATATTTAAATTGCCATATTTAAATTGCCATATTTAAATTGCCATATTTAAATTGCCCATAGATTTTTCCAAACATCACTTATCTCATCATTTCCTTTCACATTTAATTTAAAAGCGCAGCTATAATCGGGGATATCATTCAAAGGCGAGCAAGGATTACAAGGACTGTTAACAAATGAAAACCCAGTTACTTCATTTGGAATCTCGCTAGACGCGATATCAAGCGTAGTAGTATTCTTAAAACCATTAGATAAATTATAACCATCCATTGTAGTTTTTTGTAAAATAGGATTCGAATCATCAGAACATTTAATTATATTTTTTTTGCTGTTTTCACCATCATTTACACCATATAATAAAAACTGCCCTTCTTTTGTATTCCATGATAATAGCAGTTTAGCAGCAGTTTCATTATATAATTTCATAGCATAGTCTAGAGCAGCCTCGGGTTGAAATTTAATAATAGGATTTTGCCACATGGACTCGATATATTGTTTTTTGTGTCTTCGGACCAAGGCCAATAACCTGTTTTTAATAATTCCTTCGCTTCCTCCTCAGTAGATTGTTCTTGAACAACGCTCATATTATACTGATTTGTGTTTACATTAACTGTATTTTGATACAAATTAAATTTTTTAATGGTATCCATGGACCAAACAAAACCCTCCTTATTTATCCCTAATAAGGAATTCAAATACTTATCTACGAACGGATAAAATATATAAACACCAATAATTAATAATAATATTTTACCGACATAACTATATTTAATATTCATATTTATATTCATATTCATATTAAATATAGTTATATTATTTCGACGACATGTGAGAAAACCGAAATAAGATAACAAATATGAGCGCAAGACCTAGCCCCATAAGCACATTATTCATTCCTGCCAAAATAATAAACCCAATTAAGATAAGGTTTCCTAAAAGGGTGTCGAATAAATTGACAAAAATATCAGGCACCACAAACATAATCATCCATAACACAACTAACAAACTGAATAATCCAACTATTAAATTTCTTGTTTTTTCATCCTTTAAAGAAAAATTCATTTTATATATTACATAAATAAAATATAAAATTTCCACTTTTTAAAGCCACAACGAGCACCTTAAAGCATGGGTTCATAAGGTCTATTAAATATTAAAGATGACGGCAGTACTATTTCACATGCCTTACAACGAGCACCTTAAAGCATGGGTTCATAAGGTCTATTAAATATTAAAGATGACGGCAGTTCCCTTAACACGACCACC